GAGCGGAAATAGTTCTTACCTTTTCCTTCAAATGCGACTATTAAAGACAACGGGGTATCATCAACAACTGTTGTTAATTCAGTCATGAGGGCATTCACTTTTTCTTCTTCATAGCAATTTTGAAACAAGTCATTGTATTGAACAACGTCTTGACCTTGATAAGTATCCCAGTAAGTATCTTCAGGGTTTCGAAAATACGAGTAATTGTGTGGTGCACAATACGACATTCTTAGTTCTAAATCACGAACAAGTTCATTTATTATGTATGGTTGAAAAAACGAACTTTTACCTATACGAGGTGGGCCATGAATATATAACCAAAAAGGTGCGACTTTGCGCGACTCATCACCGAGCACGTGATCAGGTATTAACTTAATAACTCCTTCACACCACGCGATCATACTCTTTAGATACGGCATTACACGAATAAACGATGCAATTTTAGAACAATGTACGGTTGCATGTTTCTCGTACTCAAGAAGGTCCGAATGTAGCTTAATGATTTCAGCTGCACGATCAGGACTATCGAGCGCGATTTTTTCATAGTGGTTCTTTCGCATATCATAATACGTTTCCACGAGTGGTTTAAATTGATCAGCTTGCATAAAAAAGGGAATGTAACCAAAGTGATTCATTAGCAAATCCCCAATCCATGACATTATACTCGATATGACATTGAAGAAAAATTCTCCTATGTTCTTGACGGCTTTGATGTTCTCAGAAACCATGCGTAATCGAGTCGAAAAACGGGCTTTCTCAACAAACTCTTCTTCGCGTACTCCAGTAAAAAGATTTTTAACGGTATACCACATTGCATAAAACATGTTTGATATAGCACCAGTACGTAATTGATCTTGATCAGTGTCAACTTGCGGCACGATGTCATCAGGTGGCGGAGGAAATTCAAGTTCTTCTTCTTCTTCCTCTAGTGTTTCCATTTCGACGCCTTCTGAAGTATGGTTGTCTACAGTAGTCTTTGGGCCATTAAAATAAGCGATGCTCCCCTGGATAGCTCGTTTCAGGTATTGCGCGATATTCGTTGCAACAGAACCAACACTGTTTGTCGGTATAAGCATAATAATAATAGCCAGTATAGATGGTGCAGACAAGCACTCATTGTGTGACAAGTGATAAATAAGGTATCCGGCACTTAACAATTTTGCAATGAACGTAAGAACATTATAAATGTTCAGTGCTTGTTCAATGCTATGTCCAGCAGATACCATTTTTTCTTTTACATCATTCAAAGCAGAAGTTATTGTTTCAGTTAAATCATTCATTTTCTCGTTGAGTTTCATATCAGTGCGTGCAAACCGAGTTCGTACATCATTGGCAGTACTGTTAATATTTCCTAGCATAGATTTGGCATGGTTAGAAATGCCTTTAAACTCGCCAGTAATACTTTCAGCAGCGCTAGATATTCTCGTTGTTGCTTTCTTAATATTTTCATCAACGTTATCAGCAATTTGTTTCACTTTTTCAGATGTTGTTTCGACAGATTCACCAACGGTAGTTTTGGCGAAAGCTTTTGCTACAGACTTCATTTGTGGTAAAATGTCATCCATGTGTCGAACGTATGTGGTTGAATTTCGATGACTCGGCTTCCGATATTTTTCACGTCGTTCACATTGTGAGACGTTCATAATATTCGACTTCAAATTTAATTTACTAAACTGAGCATCGAGGTCACGCATATCTTTGTTAGTATTGAATTCCCACGAGCGCGACCAATTGTCATTCAATAATTTTCGAACTTGTACAAGAGCAGCATGTCTCTTGCTTCTTTCAACTTTTCGTAAGTATACTAAAAATTTTTCAGCGCTAACTACACGGTTGTTTACAAATTCTTCGGGATGAAATTTATCTGAGATTTTCATTTTTGATGTTTCTTTAGATAATTGTGCGATTAATTGTTCAGTTGTTACTTGTTCTTCAGTTTGATATTGTTTTACATCATCAGGTTTATACTTACGAATAAGACGTATGATTCGCACATGTTTTTCATCGTTAACGTCAAGAGGATGTTCATTCCATGACGTTTGCATAATTATAGTTTCAGCTACAAGGGAGGAGGAGGATAAAATGCCATCGATTATAATATTGGTTAAAATAAGGTTTTG